GAATAGCGAGTAATAGGACCAGATCAGGATCCGCGGCGGCTACCCTCCCGTCACTGGCCGGACCCGTCTACGGATGCTTACATATGTTCAGACAACAAACGACTCAGAACTATTCTACTGAGGCCGCAGCCCCTTAATCCGTGCCCCCTTCCTGCATTTCAACCCCTTCTTCCTCCTCCGTTGCCTCCACCCATTGTGGCTCAGGCAGGCGCGACAGGGCCTCGGCTTGTGGCTGGCTCGGATTCCCGAAGAATGCCCGACCATCCTTCCGCCGGATCCACGTTAGCATGTCCCCCCGCCGCACAATCCCAACCAGATTGCGCAGCTGCTCCACATCACCACCCACCACACGCAGGATCCATGCGGCCACCATGCGCCACACCAACGGAGCCTCAGGTGAAATCACCACCTGCGGCTCACCTGCATGCTCCTCCAGGATCAGAAGATCCAGGGGCGGGGGGGCGGACATTCTGCTCCAGTAATACAGGAAGCAGGCCCACGTGACATCCTGCGGACTTCGCCGCCCATTCGCCCATCCCATGGCCGCATAAGTGGCCTCGTCCTCGGTCAACCGGCTCGCCAGCGCGGATATGATGAGCCCCACTGCCCCAGTTGTCGGCCTTCTCCCCGCTCCCCCATCGGCCGTTGATGATGAGGGAGTCGGGCCTTCCTAATGGCCGGGCGCCATCGGAACATCCGAGGGGGGGGGTGGCGAGGCCGGGCGGTAGGTGGGGGATTGAGCACCCGCCGGGGGCGCCTCAGGCGGAGCAGGCTGGGACAGGGAGCTACCAAAGCCCCCCGTCGACCCGCCAAAGCCCCACCTCGCAAATCCTCCCGGGGCACCGGTACCACTGCCACTACCAGTCGGAGGAGCGGGGGGTGCCCGGGGAGCGGTCGTAGAGGTGCTCGCCACAGGTCGCTGTGGCATGGCCAGCGCCTGCTGTATATCATGGCGCGTGCGAACCTCCCTTCCGGCCCCCCTATTGTGGGTCACCTCGAAGTCCACCCCCACGCGCCGCTTGCCCAGCGCGATGCGCTCCTTGTTGAAGGGACCATCGCCGCGGTCCTTGCCCGGAATCTTGTTGCCCAGCTGCCTCGATCGCTCTTGAATCACCTGGATGTGCGCACTCATGCGCTCGGTGGGGCGGCGCATCGCCTCCATGGTGATGCGAATGTTGTCGGTGGCCTCGGCTGCTATCTTGCGGGCGGTTTGATATTCGGCCATCTCCATCTCGGACAGGGCGGCCTGCCCGGAAGTGAGTCCCTTCCGAGCATTGATCACACCAACCATAGCTGTCACGAGAGGAATTAAGTATGGATGACTCTTCTTGAACCAGACGACGTTGCCATTGTCGGCTCCCTTAGTATCCCAAAGGATAGAAAGGGCCTCGGCCCACTTGCTCAGAGTGGCAGGATTGCCATCCTTGCCAGCCACTGGCAGACGATCGCGGTTCCAATCGAAAGGAGGGAGCTCGGAGCCAGCTTCCCACTCGGCATATTGTTCGCGCTCCTTGGTAGTGAATTGGCGCTTGGCCACATCGACGGGATTGATGGCGCCGCCGGGAGTTGCGTGGAAGCCCGTATAGAGGGCCAGGGACTTGTTATCGCGCACCACCTTGGCGAGGCGCTCGAGCTTGTCGACAAGCACCTCGAAGGAATCATCGGGGGAAGGGAGGGGCAGGATCTCGTCATCGTGTGCCGGGCGGTCCGTGTAATCTACGGGACCACCCGCGCCTCCGAAGCGAGCTGCCATCGTGGGGCGAGCCCCGGCGCCTTGGGCGCGGCGTGCGGCCGGAATGTCTTGGAAGTCAGCCATGTCGTCGTATTTGCTGTAAGTACGGCCTCGGTGTTGTTGTTGGTGACGCAGTGATTGATAGCTAGAGTTACGCTTTGAGAATGTTGTAGAGTTGTGAAATACGCTTGGGAGAGTGTTTCGTCGGTTTGTCGTATTTC